TTTATCGACGGCGTATGGTTTATAAAACTTTGCAAACCACTACAGAAGGGCACATATTGTTTTAGTGAGGGGACAAACTCAAGCTGCAATACCGTGACTATATTCTCCGGTCCAGTTCGAAGTGTGGTCCATCTCTGAATGTGATCCAGTCACCACCCCAGAGAATGGCCACCCCAAGTTCAGCCGCAGCCTCTTTCATTGCCGATGCGATCTTGTGATACAGAGGCCAGGACCAATCCACCTGGTTGTCAACCCAAGCCCCAAGATCGACCGCGTGGCCGGTGATGTGGCGAGAGTTAAGGGTCTGACTTGCACCTGACTCCATCAGAGTCTTCTGGCGCTCTGGTGTGCGCAGTCCTTCGAGCACCGTGAAGTCCACCGTGGTGATCTCGATGGCGCGCTCGACAACCTTGACCAGATCAGGGTGCACGCCTTTAAGACGGTCCTTTGAGCGTTGGCCGAGCTTGTACATCACTTGTCCGCCTTGCCGTCCAGCTTGTCCTCGATGCGATCCAGCTTTCGGAAGATGGCATCTGTGACGCTGGTGAAGTCAGTCTTGGTGATGTACGAGCCAGCCACCAAGACCTCAATTTCGCCAACTCGATCTGCAAGTGCTTTGTCAGCTTTCTGCAAGTCTTTGACGGCCTGCCACACAACATTGAGAAGAAAGCCGATCAGACCACCAAAGCCTGCCAGCAGCCAGTTGACGAGTGTCTGATCCATGCTTACAAGCCCTCACCTGGTGTGACGTAGACGGTGCTTGCAAGTGCTGCCACGCCAGAGAAGTACCATCCAGCCGGGAAGCGCAGAACCTCGACGGCACCTGCAACCAACGGGACGCCTGCAGCCGGGTTTCCTGCTGTGGCAGCCACAGCGTTGGCCTGGGCAGCAGCAGCAGTTGGTCCGACGCCAATATGCACGGTGTTCGTGCTGGCGTTCACGATACGCACCTGGCCGGTTTCCTGCGCACTGAAGCGCTGGTCGACAGGTACCTGCACGCCAAGTGGCGCGACTGCAGCAGCCGCAACGACGACGGTGTTGCCTTGCGGGTTGAAAGCGATTTGTGAGTTGGTTGCCATGTCAGACTCCTTTTGAAATTAATTGATACGCGTTCATTATTTCTTGTGTATGAACCAGAGCGCAGATTGCAGAAACCATTGGCTCCTCATCTCTGAAATCAGAACCAGGCTCAATCACTTTTCTTTCGTACGAAAAAGCGATTTCGTTTCCATTTTCGATGATCGAGTTTCTTGTTCTAACGCAAACACATCCGTTTTCAAGAACTTCAATCTTGTCTACTTTTCTTGCTTTTGTGATTCCCATTTTTACTGCGCCTTGTACACAATGGAGTAGATGATTGACGCGGCCATATCCAACGGAATAGAACTTATCGCTCCACCACCAACTGGGTACTGAATTCCATCAAGTCTGTTGGTGTTGTTCCCGATGTAAAAGCTCGGAATGTTGTTTGCTGTAAGAGCCAAGTTGTTGACGTAACTTATGCTCGCCGCACTAACAACATTTGACTGATTGAGAGCCAAGAATGGCAAGTCGGTGAGTCGCAAATTGCCTGTTCCTGTATGTGCGCTCCATGAGAGAAACGCTTGTACATGCACAAGATCGCCAATCTTTGTATAGCGGCCAACCTGAATGCTATACGTGCCCGTTCCTGCAGACGTAGAACCGCTGACAGTTGGAGTAAACGAACCCTCTTCATAGTCATCAAGCAGATTGCTGGATGGCGTTCCGGTACCAGATGAAACGGCAGAGAAGTCTATGCCTTTCCCAGCAGTTGCAAAAATAAGATTTCCATCTTGAATGGTTTGGTCATCAGACCGTGTATTGGAGTTGACGATTGCTTTGAGCATGATTACCTCACGATGTCATGTGCCAAATAGCGCTGCTGAATACATACGTCACAGCCTCATTGCTGTTCAGTGTGAAATCTACAGCACCCCGATTAAAAATGTACCCAGCTGGGTTGTGTTTGATAACCATTGAATTGACAGAATCGTTCACGATGGTAAGACGATACGCTCTTGGGAATCTTGTGGTGTTTGGCATCTCACGATCAATGACGTTGACAGTTACACCGGCGTCGGGGATTGCCCGAACAAAAGACTCATTATTCCTTCCATCCCATGTTGGAGTAATGGTTTGATCTGTTCCGGTGATAGTGGGTTCAGAAAAACCATAACGAGGAATACCAACGCCACTAATCTGAAATTTTCCTCGGCCCAACCAATTATTGAGATAACTATTGTTCATCTCAATGCCAGCTAAGTTCGTTGCGCTAAACGCAATTACTAAATCGACATTATCGGCGGAAAAACTTTGCACCAAACCGCCAACATCAATGGCGTCTTGAATGTTGGTTGACCCTACGGTCAAAGAACCATATAGACCATTCAACTTGACAGAGTTGAGCGTTCCAGTCAGTTGCATGACTTGTCCACTCACATTGACAAAACTTGCGTTGCTGACGTGGGTTGAATAAACAGTTCCAGCACCGCCAGAAATCAACATGCCCGTCGTCAACCCGGACATTGCGATGTTACTGATTTGCAGTTCGTTGACAGCAATGCCAGTTGATCCATTGATGTCTAAATAAATTCCTCGCGTTGCGCTGTTGCCAGTCACATTGCTGATGTTAATGCGCTCCATTTGTGCATCAAACGAATTGATGCGGATAAGGTTGCTTGTAACACCGAGGCTTCCTTCAATGGAGACGTTATTGACGTTCACATAGTCACAATCGCCAAATTGTGTATCTGCTTTGATGATGATGCCATCAAGCCCAGATCGCTTTGAGATCAGATTAGATATGTTCGCCCGTTGCACTTTGAACGCAAACGGGAAAAACGAATTTTGAGCGATGACGTTGTTGACAAGGCAATTAACGTAGCCTTCAACAAGACAGCCGTGGTACGGGTCTGTAGGGTCTGCACACAAACAGACCACGTTTTCAACAATTGCGGAGTCACCACGGTTATTGCCGCCAGAAGGACCAGCGTTGTAACTAATAGAAAGCGCGTTTTCCGGTGAAGAAGGAAATGCGGCAGAACCGTGGTCAATGCCTATGTTTCTGACTGCAATGTTTTTCCCTGTCAGCTTCAGTGTCCCGACAATAATAGAACCGCTTTCAAGCGCCGTACCAGTTCCATTGATAACTGGCATTTTTTCACCAACAATTGACACATTGTTAGTAGCGTTTGCGCCAGCAGTATACTTATACCGGCCTGCTGGGAAATACAAAGACCTTCCTTTTGCAGAGCATGCAGTAATCCCAGCGGTGATTGCAGATGTTACATCAACAAGTGTTCCTGACTTTACGCTAAGAATTTGAGCCTCAGTCATAAAGTCAAACACGGACAGCCAATCCAGAAGTTTGCTTTTTACAGTTCTTGAAACAGCACCGGTTTCAGGCTGAATAAACCCAACATAACTAGATCCATCCGACTTATCAGAAAGATCGTCAACAGCATCTTGGAAATTTGTTGCAGTCAATAAGCTATTCGGCCCTGGTGTGTAAATCAATACAACGTCGCTGTATCGTTCTGTTGCAGCCGGAGCGCTGTACACCACGCTGCCGTTCTTGTTCATTACGCGAATGCTGTAGTCGCTGTTGACGTACAGTCTGGCAGGCGTACCGCTGTTGGACGGGTATCCGCCAAGCGTGCGGATGGGCTGGGCTGCCGGGATTGTCAAAGCAGCGTCAAAGTAAACGTTGATCGGATTGACCTGTGGATCAAGATTTACCTGGCCGATCCAGACGTAGCCGTCTTCCAGCGGCTGCCCATCCGTCTCGGTGAAGATCGGGTAAGTTGGCTGAATGCTGAGTGCGGACATTACTGGTTCTCCTGTTCAAATTGGCGTCCTGTCTGGACAGCGGATTGCAACCACTGCACGCGCGCGTCCAGAGATTGTGGCAGTCTTGCTGCCTTTGCGAAATCCCCGAATGCTTTGCTCATGGCAGTGCGACGCAGGGCTGCCGTGGTCGGCTCGGCCTTGGTAGCTGCCTCGACGGCCAGTTTCTGGAACTCGTCGCTGGCAAACAGCTTGCCAGCCGCCTTGACGGCATCGGCATTGCCCTTGGCCATGAAGTTGACGATGTCCGGTGCGACCAGACCGCCACCAGGCACCATTGCTGCAGCACCAGTAACGGCACGCTGTGCCATTGTGCTTTGCATGACCTTGCCTACCAGACCTTCAGCCTTGAGCGACTCCACCAGTGCCTGGTTGGCCTTTCCAGTGGTCAGCACTTGGGCACGTGCGTCGGTGATGCGCTTGGAGACCTCGTACAGGTCGCGCAGCACCGCGTCTGCGTCTTTGCCAAGCGTCTCCACCACTTGCTTGTAGACCGGAGGGTTGGCGCGCAGACCTCTGTAGGTCTTGGCGAACTCAGCGAAGCCGAACGCACCTTCCTGGGCTGCCCGGCCAGAGCTTGAAACAGAGGCCAGCGCCGTGGCGATGGTCTCCTTGCGCAACTCAGGCGGGACGACCTTCATCAGCTTGTTGAACTGCGCCGCGTCGCCCTTGGCCGCCGATTTGATGGCCGACTGCATGAGGGTGGCCACGCTGCCGTCGATCTCCTTGCCAAAGGCACCGACGATGCGATTCTCCAGCGCCTTCTTCTTGGCCGTCAGCAGGTTGGCCGCGCGCAGTTCCTGGCGCAGCGCATCGCCGCCCAGGTCGCCAACGTTTGTCAGTTGGTCGTCAGCCAGAGCAGCATACAGGCGCTTCAGATCGCCTGCCGCCATGTTGCCGTAGGGAGATTCCTTGCCAGCCACCGCCTGGCCGATCAGGTTCTTCTCGCGCAGCAGACGGCCGTAGGTGGCGGTCGGGTCGGTGGCCAACTCGTAGAGCTTTTTCTCCTGCGCCGACAGCCCCTTCTCGCCAACCTCGGCCAGCACATCGTCCAGCGTCTGCGTCAGCTTTGGGAACTGCACGGTGGACGTCTTTGGGATGGCCTCATCGACACGCTGGTAGATCGTGCTGGCGTCCTTGGACAGTTGGGCCTGCGTGCCCTTGAGGCTGTCCAAAATGCGCTGGGAGGTTGCGCCAGGTGCCGGACGGCCTTCGATGAAGGCAGCGTCGAACTGCTGCACCACATCGTCAGCCTTGGTGATGGCGTTGCGCACCGTGTTCACCCAGGCCGCCTCGGCCTCGCCACCAGCAACAGACCTGGTCAGGCCAACGGCAGCCCGGACTTGCGGGTTGTCGCTGAAGACGTCGAATGGAAGGTCCATGCCAAGGCGCTCTGCCGCAGCACGCGCATCAGGGTTTACCTGGGCCAGATCGGCCAGCCGCGCCTGGGCAGCGGCAGAGCCTGGGCCTTTGCCAGATGCCTTGCGCACCAAATCGCCAACTTCCTCGAAGGCTTCGGTGGTGGCCTGGACGGCAGGCTGCTCAGGCACTGCTTGCGCAGCCGCCTGGATGATAGGCTGCTCCGGGACGGCCTGTGCGGCCGCAGGAGCCGCCGCAGCAGGCTGGGCAGGCATCGGCTCAAGCGTCGGCTCAATTCGCGCGCCAGGGGCCGCAGGACGCGCCGCTGGGGCTGCTGGCGCAGGCCCACGGCCGGTGGCGCGCTGCACAGTGCGCCGGACAGCAGGGGCTGCCGCCTGAATGCCGCGCTGCACCACTTGGCCAGCCCCACCGGCTGCGCCAGCCGTGACCACCTCGCCAGTGTCAAATCGGCCTCCAGTGCCTGCTTGGGTGGCCTCGATCACAGCCTGTGTACCAGCGCCAGCGGCCACAGCACCAGGGATGGTGGTGGCACGGCCAGCCGGTGTGAAGGCCAGCAGGCCGCCGATGACGCGAGGAATGTCGCCCACCGACAGGCCGGGAGGAATGGCGTACTCGCGCTGGTCAACGGAGGACCGGATGATGAAGTTGCCCTTGGCGTCCTGTCGAACCTGCGCGCCAGGGAAGTTGGCCTGCAGAATCTGGACTGTCTCCTGCGGATTGGTCAGCAAGGTGCCCAGAGCCGTTTTGAACGACGCCACGCTCATCTGATTGAGCTCTGGCATCGATGTCCACTCAGGCAGCGTCCGAGTGGCCTCTGTGGCTCGACGTGAGCCAGTGATCATCTCCCCAACACCCTCAAAAAACCCCATCTCTTCAGGCGCTGCAGGCTGCACTTGGCCGCCGTACTGGGCAGCAATGGCTGCATAGTCCATCGGAGCTGCAGCAGGAGCCGCAGCAGGCGCAGGTGTGGCTGTTGGGGTCATGGCAGGCGCAGGCGCGGCCGCAGGCGCTGCAGGAGCCGGAGCTGCCGCAGGCGCCTCAACGGTGCCCCCAAATTGCGCTGCCAGAGCTTCGAGGTCTGTTGCCATTATTGGATCCCCGCTGCACGTTTGAAGGCATCAGCTGCTTGCTGATTCGGGAAGGTGAAGACTTGGCCAGATGGTGAAGTCACGCGCACAGGGACGCCAGCTGCAGGGGCTGGTGCCGCTGCTGCCGGAGCCGCAGGTGCTGCAGGTGCAGCAGGAGTGCCACCCGTACCAGGTGCGCCCATGCCGCCAGCCTCAACGCCGCCACGCTGCTCAGCGCGTTGTAGCCAGTCACCAAGCGTGCGACCAGGCACAGACAGGAATCGAGCCTGATCGGTGATGTAGTCGGCCAGCTTGGTCTGGGCGGTTTTCTTGCGGATCAGCCAATCCTTGAGCTCTGCTTCGCCCATGTTCAATGGCAGGGCAGTCTCAAGCGCCAGCGAGAGCTCGCCCTCTGACAAAGCACCAAAGGTGACCGAGCCGATGATGTCCAGGCCGAGCTGGCGCTGAATATTCTGCAGCTCGATGGTCGAGGCTTTCCAATTCGGAAACTTGCTGGCAATCACGCCAGTGTTTGCCCCAGCATCCAAAGCCGCAATGGCCGAGTCGAGGTTGGAGATGTTCTTGCGAATCTTGCCAACGTTCTCAAACGCCTTTTGCGCCTCAGTCTGTCCGATTTCGCCAGCCTTACGTGCGCCAGAGCGCAGCGCTTGAATGTCTGCGCCAAACTCCTCAGCGCCACGCACAGCATCAACACGGGCTTGGCCAGTCAGCTCAACACCATCCGGTCCAATCACGCGAGTGCGGCCAGCCGAGGTGACAATCACCACAGTTCCGTCAGGACGGATCGAGCTTGACTGCACGCGCTCGCCGCTTTGTGCTTCCACTTCACGCTTGGCTTTGGCCAGCTGAGCCTGCTGGAGCTGGTCGGCATACTTTGCCTCGACGGCAGCTTTTTCAGCATCAGAGCGTGCCTTGTTCAATTCAGCTTGTTTTTGGGCTTGTAAGGTTGGGAAAAGCTCGGCAGTGCGTTGCTCTTGCTCGAGCTTGGTGAAGCTCTCGGCAAACTTATCTGGACCCATGCCATGGGCCAAAAACAAGCCAGTCGACGTGATGGCGGTCTCTGGGCTGCTTTGAATCAACGTGGAGAGGTCGCGCAGCGTCTTGGCGTCTTGAGGCCGATTTGAGTTTTCATAAGCCGTTGCCTGCTCCTCCAAAAACGAAAGAGCCAGATCTGGCCTGTTGGCTTTCAATGCCGAATAAACCCGGCTGCCTTGGCTCAGGCGCTCTTGCTGCTGCTCGGTGCTGAGCACGTCATAGGTGCGCTTGAACTGCTCGCTCAGACTTGGGTACTTGACCATCATCTGGGCAAGGTTGGCCGTAGTCGGGTTCTCGGCCAGTTTGCCGAGCTCAGTCTGCAGCGCAGCTTGCTCTTGACGTTGCTGCTGTTGCAGCTTGAACTTGTCCACAGCGGTTGCAAGTTGCAAACCCTGCTGAATGCCTCCCATCACAGACTGTGTTGGGTCTGGCACGTTAAGCATGTAGTTGTAGGGCTGGACCATATTAGAACGCTCCCAATAGTTTCAGCGTGCCAAGCGAGCCAACAGTCTGACCGATTCCACTCCACATCTGGGACTGGGCTTGGCCAGAGGCTAGTGCTGCGCCTGCTTGTGCTGCGCCCTGCTGAGCCAGCAAATTAGAGATGGCGCCTGCCTGCTCCATGCCTGCAGCACCAACACCAGCAGCCGATGCCTGGCCAATGCGGGTCAAGCCGCCCAGACGCTCATACTGTTGGCCGATCAACTGGCTGAGCACTTGAGGCCGGAACTGGGCAAGCGCTGCCTGCACATTGCCGCCACGCAAGCCACCAGTGGCCGAAGCACGCTGAAGCAGCGCTTCCTCTCCTTGGCGAATCATGGCAGCCATCTCTGGGCTTTGCTCGACAGCACGAATGGCAGCAGCCTGCTCTTCAGGACCACGCAAACCGACCAGCGCCTGCTGAGCTTGAAGGGCGCCTTCGACGCCTTCGCCACCAGTGCCAGCAGCCACATAAGGGGCGAGTACCTTTTGGAGCTCGTCAAACTGGCGACGCTGTTCTTCAATGCTCATCATGGTGGCTGCTTCTTGAGCGCTTGCAGCTGTCTGAGCTGCTGATGATTGAGCTTTTGATCCAAGGTAGCCAGTGACGACCGAACCAGCTACGACAGCGGTTGCAATCCCACTCATTGATGTTCTCCTTTTGATGGCAGCCGGATGCCGGACAATTCCAAAGCCTGCCGATAATCTACAGTGACTTCATCGCCAGCGCTGCCGCCAGCGCATCCTGCAATTCGTTGTGTTGCGACCAAATATATATCGCCTGAATCCGATTTGACGAATTTTGCGTTTGGCGCCAGCGAATGATTGGTGAATCGACCGACCGGGGTGCGCATGCCATTGATGCGGGCTGGGGCAATAATTTCACCAGCCTCTGCCGGAGCGCTCAAGAACACGCCTTTGCCTTCGATAGGCGATGGCCGAATGGTGACCTTAACGCCTTCGCCATCTGGCATTGGGATCTGGTCAGCTTCATTTTCTGACTGCTGCCTGACTGTTTCAGGACTAAATCCAGCCTGGTCAATCAACGCCAGAAAGTCCTTGCGGTCTTGCTGACGCGATTCTGACTGCGCTTGTTGGTTGGCATTGTGGTGTTCTTGCCACGCTGGGCTTTTATCAAGGAAGTGCGCCTCGAGCTTGTCGATGTCACGCTCGTCTGTGGCGTAGACATTCAGCCAAGTAGTTTCCTCGATCACGTAGCCGATCTTGCGCCCTGGTGGGCCAACAAAGATCATGGGGGCGGTGAGCTCTTTCATCTTGCCGTCTTCGCCAAGAATGGCGACCTTTCCGGTCAACATGATGTTGAGCTGCTCAAAGCGCTGAGCGTGACCGATGGCAAGGATACCTGCAGGAAGGGTGACCTCTCGCACGTAAGTGCCGGGTCCAAAGTGGTGAACCACCGGGCACTCAGCCTGTGGCATGTCGAGCATTACCTGCTCAAGGCGGTCGACTTGCTCCGCCTGTGCAATTTCATGCTTTTCGACAAGTGCCAACATTCACGGTCTCCTTATTCAGGGTCAGTGAGCTGCTGGCTGCTCAAATGGCTCAGCACCTCTATTTTCCCACAAATTCACAACAGGTCAATCGTAGTCGTATCTATCTTCGTTGCAATCTTCCCAAGCCTGACAGGTGCGAAGGTTGTGGCAGATGAAGTCAAACTTCTTGCAGTAGCCACGGCCGCCTGCGTCAATGTCCCAGTCATTCAAGGGAATGCGCTCCATCTTGGCCTGCTTGAGTGGTCCGTTCTTGAAGTATTTACAGTTGGCGCACATCTGGCGCCGAGCCTCAGCCTCGGTCACATCCCATGCCTTAGCGATCTTTGACCAGAATGGCTTGTTTGCGCTTGGCTCAATGGATGGGTCTTCGGGTCCGAGCATCCAGTTGTCGATCACCATCTGGGTGTTCTTGCGATTTTGCGCCGTCGTGATGAATGGCTCTTCGACTTCAATACCAGCGAAGCCTTCCACCATGACTTTGGGCATCTTGATGTAATCCATTAGGGTTTCTCCTTAGGTGATCTCACGGCCACTGGCGCGAATGGTCAAATCAGTTGCGGTGCTCGACAGCGTGCTGATGAAGCTGCCCGGATCAAGCACTTGGCCGACCAGCTCAGGGAAAGTATACGTCTCGCCTGGTGCGATGGCACGCGCATCGACGATCAAGTTGGCCACGCCAGCAGTGCCGCCAGACGTCACCAGATTGACGCTCAGCGTCTGGTTTGCCGTGCCAGTGTTGGTGGCCGTGAACTTGTCGATGATGGCGATCGCATTGGTCGCGGTGTATTGAGTGGTCTGCGAAGACTCAGCCTGCTTGGACCCGATGAGTTGTTTTGCGGTGACTGCCATGGTTTTCTCCTTACTGTTGGACTTGGGTGACGGACAAGACAATGGCAGGCGCATCTGGCGCAAAGGCCGTGGGTGCCACGTTGTCGATTGTCACATTGGTGTTGCTGGCCGCAAAGGCAAACTCGACGTAATCGTTCGCTGCCATTGACACGGATTCAGAGATTGTTGCTGTGCCATAGCCAAGGTTGACGGATACGATTCGCGCAGAGTTTGGAATGGCTGTGCCGTTTTTCTTCATCCAAAGCCAGACGTTTTTCGTCACAATGCCAGTGTCTGTAATTTGAAAAGTTGCATCAAATTTGTAGAGACCAGACTCTGGAACTACGATCCGGCTTGTCGGTGTGCCGATGGTCACGCCGTTGCTGATCTGCGTGTTGTCGAAGGTCAGCAGGTATTCCGTATTGACCAAAGCCGGAGTCTGGTCTGTGGTCTTGGTGAAAACGCCGTAATACTTCATCTGCTCGATGGTCGGGCGCACAAAGATCACGCCAGCCGATGCGTCGGACACGATGCAGGCCGCCAGCGGGATGACGTTGTCTGGGGCTGTTGGCTTTACGTTGGTCAGCGCTCCGGCAGTTGTCGGGCTGGCATAGAGAATGTCGCCTGCGCTGAATGCGCTGGTGTCCAAGTCACGCACGAAGCCCCATGTGGTGCAGTAGCCCTTCTCGCCGCTGTCTGGAAGGTCATGGGTCATCACGCCAAGGATGTAGAGCGATGGGCTTGTGCCGTCAGCAAGGTACGGGGCCACCAGCAGGGCATTGGCAGTCGCACCAGCAAAGCCCACCACCGAGCCATTCGGGATGGTCGAGCCTGTCGTATTGCCGACACGGGCATAGACCTCTTGACCGACCTGTTGCGTGACGCCATAGTCCATGCCGATGTTCAAGGTTTGGTCGGTCTCATCCCAGCCAAGACGACGGATACGCGAGACAAAGTCAGCCGTGTTCAGGTCAATGTAGTCCGTTGCCGTCGAGTTGTTGTTCTCGATGACTGGGGCTGTGCTAAGCAGATCCAGAGCTTTGGCAATGCAGCCAAGGGTATCCAATGCCTGGATAGCCTTTTGATCTGCGTTGCCTGCATTGATCGCCGCATCTTTCGAGAGCCTGACAATCTGCGCCAGTGCCTCATTGGCCTCTGCACTCGCATTGCCTGCGTTGATGCTGATGCCTGTGGTGTCGCTCGCAGGAGCCACCTCGTCGGCAACAGCAAAGAGTTTCTCAAACTGCTTGATCTGCTCAAAATTCTTGAGAAATGTTGCAAGTTGATCTCGAGTGAGGTTTAGCTTTTGCGTCGTGGCCATGGTCAGTACACCAAAGGTTCAAGTTGCGCCTCAAGACGGGCAAAAGACATGTGCGCCTGCGTGTCGCCACGGAAACGCTGGATGCGCCAGTTGCGCATGTGGCCCTGCTGAAACCAGACCAGACGCTTGCGCGTGTTGCCAGTGGTGCCGACCCGAATCGGGCGGTCTTGGCTCCAGCTCAGACCATCGAGCGAGTAGCTGGTGGTGATGATCGGATCGATGCCAAGCGCCAAACGACCAGGCAGCGCGACCAGCTCGAGCTCGTTGAAAATGGCGCCATTGCCTTCGTTGTAGACGATGTTGGTGCCAAACTCCCAGCGCACATTCTGACCCCAGTGCGTGCTGATTGTGTCGTCAAGATAGCCGATGGCGTTGGATGTTGGGTCAGCAATCAGCCATTTGTCGTATGCCCAGACGTAGCTGCAGGCGCGGTACTTCGAAAAGCCTGCCAGCGCAGTGGTTAGGGTAAACCATACCTGCTCGCCAAGTGCCTCGGATGCCGCAGCATCGTAGACCAGCGTGCGGTCTGGCAGGTTGACGTACAAGTAGCGGTGATTGCGGTCGCTGCGAGCCTCAAGATTAACCAGGGACAGCTGCGCCTCGGTGTATTGCAGCAGGATCTCGTCGATCTCCTGCGTGCTGATCTTTTGCGCGGTTGCGTTTGCGCCAAGGTAAATGCCTGGCGCTTCGTTGCGGCCGCTACCCATGAAGGCAATCGTCTCGAGGAAAACACAGCACGCCTTGGTGCCGAGCACGCCCTTGGTGATCTGAGCACCTTCGATACGCTGGAAAGGGAAAAACTCGCCCCCGATGTTGTCGAACACCTCAATGGTGTAGCGGTTGAGCGCATAGACCTCGTTGCGCAGCTTCAGCAGTGCAACCACTGGATCTGGGTCTACCTCGGAGCTGCCGTACTTCAGCGGATTAACTTGGGTCGGGTCTGTGAGCTCAGTCACCACCAAAAACTCGCCGTCGGTGGTCATGAAGTAGCCGTCCACCCAGACCACGTCCAATGCAATGCCCAGATCGGGGTCAGTGACTTGCGTGAGCGTTGTTTTGTCCCAGTAATACAAACGACCGCCAGATGTGATGGCCAAACGGTCAAAACTGTAATCCATCGAGACCAAGCCACCGCTGCCAACGTCACCTAGCACGGTCACTGCGCCATCGCTGGCCACCGAGACCAGCTTGGTGCCCATCACACGATAGCAGACGCCATCCCAGTTGATGCCGCAGCGGTTGATGCCTGGACCCGTGCCGTTGGCCACAATCCCTTCACCAGGACGCAAAAAGCCGTTGCTGATGCCAGTCTTTTTTGGCACAGGCATCAGATTGACCGGGTAGCTGGTGCGCAGCTCCGGCTGGTTGTCCGTGTAGATGCCGTTCAAAATAGGGATTTGCATGGCTTACCACTTTTCCTTGTCGGCCCAGTAGGCCGCGCTCATTTTGCCCTTGGCAATGTTCTTGGCGTGTCTGGCTTTGAACGACTCACGCCGTGCCTTGGCAGCCTTGGATTCGCCTTCGCGCTTCGGAGACCCTTTCACGCCTTGCTGGCCGAATCGGATCGTCTTGACCTTGTCGCCTTCCTTAGCCACCACAACGTGTGACTTTTTCGGGTGGCTCGGTGTGCGCTTGGGCTTGTTGTAGCCCTCAACGCCCACACGAGCCAGACGAGGATCCTTCTTGGCCGCCATGGTTAGAAGCTGACCGTCAGTTTGTACGCTTCGAGCTTGACCAGGTTGTTGGCCGCTGCAGGCTGCGCAGTGAATGTGAAGGCTTGGTCAACTGTTGCGTCCACAGTCAGCACCACATTTGCGCCAGTGGACAAGCCATGACCGACCTGATTGGCCGCGTTGCTGATGATCTGAGAGCTGCCACGGTTGCACATGAGCTTTTGAGCGCAGGCGCTTGCGTTGTTGGCTGCACTGACAGCCATGAGCACACCGCCCCCATAGGTCATGCCGATATTCTTGGCCGTTGCGCTGTTGGTCAGGGTATAGAGCGCATCGATCTCGATGCCTCCGCCAACGCCCATGGACCAGCCAGGAATGGTAACAGTGGCCAGGGTCACAGCTGTATTTGCCACAGCCACAACAGGAACACCGTACCAAACCAATGCGGTCTGGGTGCCGGACTGCGTGCCGCTGGTGGTAATGGCTGCGCCGCCTGCGGTTGCAGAGACGGTGAAAGTGTTGGCCGAGAGCACTTCCTTGACATAGTAGGTCGTGTTGATAGCCAAGCCAGTTGGCAATGCGCCAGTGGTGGTGAATCGGATCGTGTCGTTGACCGACAGGCCGTGATTGGTCCAAGTCACTACGCCAGGCGCAGCAATGGTGATGGTCACAGTGGCGTCGATGTAAGGCAGATCGATGGTCACCTCATCGGTGGCCGTGTCTGCGTCCAAGACTTCATAAAATCCGGTGGCAGCCGTGCCGCCAGTCCAAGTGATGTACAAATCATTGCCCTGAGCCACTGCGTTTGTCAGGTCGTGCACACCTGCGCTGACCAGCTTCACGTTGCCAGCGTCATCAGCATAAGTCAGGGTAGTGAAAGTTGCAGCGGGTTGCACCAAGCTGATGGGCTCAAGGCTGCCAAGCACTAGCGCAGGGAAACCGCGCAGTTTGGGCTGAGCTCCGATGTCGTATTCGACCCTTGAGTTGCGGCTTGCAATGCGAATGGTGCGGTCTTGAATGTAAGGTCCAAAGGTCTGGGCGCTGTTCGACAGAGTGGCCAGCGTAGTGTAAATCCACGACTGCGCTTTTGGGTCTGCTGTTTTGATCTGAACGACAGCAGGCTCGTTGCCGATGTTGCCGATGCTGATGTATTCGCCAGCAGGGACGATCACATCGACTTCGCTTGATGTCACACTTGGTTGAATAAACATGATGATCTCCTGTTGGTTGATTTAAGCGATCCGATACCAACTATTGGTCGCCTGCACATAGCGCATGCGGAAAAACTCCTCAGCCAGCAATGTAGTAGGTGCGCCATAAACGTTGGCAGCTCCATTCGGAGCCAAAGTAAACGCCGTGATTTCCTGCGTGGTTGTCACAAGCACTTCGGTGCCATCAGGAGTGCCAGTGTTCAAAGGCAGCGTGATCGTTCCAGAGGCCAGCGTGCCAGCAGGCTGGATCACCATCCACTGCTGCTGTGCAACAGGAGTTGGCACAGGTTGGTTGAACCCAGTGCCGGGCGTGTAAAGGTTGGTGGCCAGCGTCGGGCTTGCAAAAGCCGTCTGGAAGTAGGTCAGCAGAGCGCTGATCGGCAGACGCCGTGCGTCACCATTGTTTGGCGTGTAAACAGCAAGCTGATCGCCGCCAGATACATTTGAAACCAGTGGGAGTTGGTAAATCTGAGGCATGACTTGCTCCTTCAGTTTAATTCGATCGGACCGTCATAGCCTGCCAACACAGGGTCGACAGGAGGACGGAGAAATGGGTCGTCTTGCACGCGCCATGGCTTGTTGCCAGCGCCAGCAGGTAGCGTGCCGGGGAATTGCTGCTCGTTTGGTTTGGTCGCACGCGACAGAATGGTGTTGTAGCTCTCTTTGGCCACAGCCTTGGTCTCGGGCATCACCTGCTTGCCGTAGCTTGGCGCAAGACGCACTGCCAGATTGGTGATGATCGCTTGGTTGGCAGAGTCCGGCACCTCGGAAGGTTGATCTAGGTCACTGTCCTGAGGACTGCCTGGCAGCGGGTAACCGAGCCGGATTCCCTTGCCGTTCCAGTCGGCCATCATGGCGTCCAGCCTGCGCATGGCAGACTGCAGTTGCTCAGGCTGAAGGTCGAACACATAAGACGCAAGGCCGATCTCTTCGAGCGCTGCCGTCACAAATTGGCGCTTGCTGTATCCCATGTCAGCCTCCGATCGCTTCGTTGATCATCGCCAGCAGTTTCTCATCGCTGGTGCGTTTTGTGAATTTTAATCCGAGCTCCTTGGCTTTTTCGACCATTTCGAGCCGGGTCGGTGCTTCGTTGTCAGCCGGGACATCAATGACTTCCTCTGCGGCCAGCTCTACTGGCTGAGCTTGGAGCGCATGCTCTCTTAGCAAACGACGATTGATGCCATCAATGGGCTTGGATGGCTTGCGAATCCGGGTAGGCTTTTTGCCCTTGCGGTACTTGGGCATCAAAATCACTGGTTCCATTACTTTGCCTTCTTCTTAGCTGTCTTGGCTGATGCCTTGAAGGCAGCAGCAGTTGGAGCGCCTTTTGTGCCAGGCTTGCGCATGCGCTCGGGAGTCTTGCCTTCAGCCTTTTGTCGCTCAATGCGCTTGCGCTTGGCGTGGATGTTGGCGTACAGACCCTTTTTCATTTCTTGGCCTTCTTAGGCGCCTTGCTTGGCTTGCCTGCAGCCTTGGCAGCTTTGCGGGCCACGTTCAAAGCGATGGCCACAGCCTGCTTGCGCGGACGTCCAGCTTTCTCTTCCATCTTGATGTTCTTGCCGATGGACTTGCTTGAGTAACCTTTTTTCAGTGGCATTTCAGTCTCCTATGGAGAAAGGGGAGCCGAAGCCCCCCAGTCCTTTTCAGCTTACTGGTTGAACAACAAGATGCCTGTCATCTCGGGGTTCTTGTTCACAACGCCGAACAGCGTATCCAGACGATACTTGATCGTCATGCTGTCGATGTCGTAGAACTTCTGCATCACCAGCTCGATGCCCTGGTCGGTGCTTGCACGCATCACTGCGACGCCAGCATCGGCCGGAACAGCGTAGCGGCCAGGCAGAATTTCCAGAGCGTCACGCTGCCAGAACACGTTGACCTGTGCGGTGTTCACGTTCAGGAAGGTGATCGCAGCAGTATTCGAAGGCGTGGCAACGTCCACGTTCTTGTACTGCAGCTGGGCATCGGTTGGCGAAACACCCTGAGCACCGATGATCGGAGGGGTGATCGTCATGGTCGTGCCGGAATCCACAGACACCACGCGGAAAGTCTTGAGCTGACCAGTGCTCTGCTTGGTGATGTGGTGAACAGCAAACACGCCAGCAATCGTAAACGCGTCGCCAGCGGCCACGTTAGTCGTTGCCGACACAGTGACTTGCTGGAAGCGGTTGTCCACGTTGATCTGGCCGCCGACCGCAGTCGAAGTGGCCTGGGGCGTGTAGTTGGCCTGAGTGCCTGCGCCGTCGGTGTCAATGGTGAGCGAACCACCACCAGCAGCAGCCGTCAGACGGTTGGCATAGTCCATCTTGTAGGTCTCAAAGCCAGCAACCATGCCGACGAACGAGCGCTCATAAGCCTTGTCAGACTTCTGATTGCCGAACGAACGGGTAGCTGCAGCCAAGTTACCTGCCAGGCCGTTGTAATCGCGGCTGGACAAAGCCAGGAAGCGATCGTAGTCGGGCACGCCTTGCTCGTTCATGATGGCGTCGCACAGGGCGATGTCATCGTAGTCACCAGCAGCAGCACCAATGTCCACCACCAACGAGCCGAGGTTAGCGGCTGCGTTCATGATAGCAACGTTGATGTCGCTGGCCAGCTTTTGCTTGGCAGAGTCACCGAGACGGCCTTCTTGCAGTGCGTCACGCAGCTCGAGAGAGGTCATCTCCCAAGGCACGGTCTTGCTGAAACCCAGAGTCGCAGGAACGGCCAACTGGGTCATGCCCTGATAGCCAGCCAACGGAGTGCCGGGAGTCGACGTAACCGACTGCGCGATGTAAGGCATCGGGCGCCAGATGGTGTTGTTGGCACGCTCCATCATTGCCTGATCTGTGTTGTAGATCGAGACGTTGCGGGAGAGTACCAGCGCGTCCTGGAAACCTTCCAGGAGGTCTTCGAACGCTACGCGTTCTTCTTTGCTAAATGCGTTTGCCATGATCTTTTCCTTTCAAAAGTGTGATCATTTGGCCGATCGCTTTTGCTTTTTGTACTGGAGCACTTTCGTGTAATCACCAGTCTTTTCAGCTTCAGCTCGCAGCCGTTCTAAGGTTGAGTCCACTGCTCCTGACACTCGACCAGTCCCACTGATTCTGCTTTCAGGTGCAGGGGTCGCCTTGCGATTCGATACTTTCAAGTCTTTCTCCAGTTTCGCTACCGCAAAGGCAAACTTTACGGGGTCATCAATCTTTGCGAGCTCAGCTGCCTTCTTCGCGTTCTTGCCAAGTGCGTAGATCACCAGTGCTGGGTTCTCGGCTCCTTGCAGCACAACTCCCTGCTGCGTGACGCTGAGCATTTCCGAGACGGTAGCCTCGGCATCCTCAAAGTCGCGCACCTTCAGCTCGGCCTTGGCCTTGCTGTAGGAGTTGAGCTTGTCCTGCCACGCCTGTTGTTGCGCTTCTTCAGCCTCTCGCCGTCTTGCGACTTCAGCGTCTGCCTGCTTCTTGCGCTCATACCAGTCGGTCAGAGCAACCTCAAACTTCTCTGCATCGTAGTCGTAATCATCAAGGGTTGGCTTTTTGCCCAACTCGACTGGCTTGGTCTCAGTCTTTGTGGTCTGAAGCTGTGCCTCTAGCTCACGGTTTTTACGCTGCAATTCACGGTGTTGCTTACGCAATTCGCGGACCCACTCAGGAGCCTGCTGATGCTCTTCGGGAGGTGGCGCTTCCTCACCAATGGAGACTACGACCTCATCATCCTCGTCTTCACCTTCGCCGTCTTCGTGATCGCCCTGGTCGACGATGGAATTTTGCTCATCGTCTTCGTTCTCAGTCAGATCCTCGTTGTCGGTGTCCTGGTCCTCAACGTTGGTGATTACATCCTCGTCTTCAATTACTGCCGTTTTTGATCTCATTGCTTACCCCATCAAACTCACCCATTCAGAACGGTTGGGTGGTAACCGTTATTTCACATTCTCACTCAAATGCGGACTTTTACACAAGAGCCCACATTATCCTTGACCTGTGACAATCTTGCGCGTGGCCTCGACAGCATCGAGCGCCTGCGAGCGATCCTCTCGATCGATCTTTGATAGCGTCTCGGCCGTCTTGGCTCGCTTGTACTCTGCCTCGGCAATGGTCTCGACCGTATCGGCACGAGCGCGGGCTGCCTTGGCGACCGCTTCCTCTGCCGCTGCCTGCAGGAATATCGCATTCGGATCTTGCTGCTGGCCTTGGATCTCGACCATCATCTCTTCCATCTCGGCCTCGGTCGGCTGGATCACGCCCATGCGCACCAGCTTCTTGCGGAAGTAGTCGCGCACCTCCCAGATGCCTTCGCCTTCCATGTTCATCATGGTCATGGCTTGCAGCACTTGCTGGGTCTCTGGATCGTTGGTGATGGCCAGCATGCCAGTCAATGCCTGGACGGTGGCTGCACGTTTGCTGCTCGAGGTTGGACCGACGTCCACGTCCACATCGAAGTTGGCTGCGCTCAGATCGTTGGCCATGACCACCTTGCCGGACTCTTCGACCATCGGTTTCATGAGCTCGACCATGTCGGTCTCCATGTCCGAGGTGATGACCTTCATCTTGCGGCCTTCCTCGACGTAGATGTCCTTGGCCATGGACAGCCAGATCTCGCCGCAGCGCTTCATGGCCTTGGCAAAGTTGCTCATGTAGATGAAGGTCTGCATGTCCAGGCGCTGCTGGATCATCTCGACGGCCTTGCCAGAAATGTTGCTGACGATCTTTTCGCCACCCTGCTGGTTGCCCAGGATGTCGTTCATGTCCTGCTCGGTCACCTGCAGCAAGCCAGCCAGTGCGGGTGGCACTGCTGCGCTGCGGGTGTAGGCGACCGGGCCACTGATCTGCTGCTCGCCATTGGGTCCAGTGACCGGATTGATCAGCAGGTAAGGGTAATCCTTGATGTTGTCCTCAGACCACATGACCTGATGCCCGGCAATCTGCTCAGGCGTCAGAATCGGCTTTTCGACCGACGACAGTGCGCTGATCTCACCGAGCTTTGAGAGCTGCATGTTCTTCAGGCGCTGGGCGTCCTTGGCCAGGCGCACGTGACCCATGCAACGCTCGATGTTGTCCACAAACCAGCGCTTGCCGTAGACGGGCACGATCGGGATATTCTTGCCTGCGATGTAGCCTGCGTCCTCAAGGATGCGGCCACCGGACATGATGTACTTGTGAACACGCCGACGCTTTACCTTGCGCTGGCGCACCTCGACGCTGCCGATTGCCAGCAGGCTTTCCTCGAGGCTTTCGTCCTCGTCAAAGTCGGACTGTCTGTAGCGCTCTTCGGTGCCGTCAATGTTGCGGAAAATGCGGATGGTCTCGGTGACGTCCTCGACCCGGTAATACTCGGCAACGTAAACCACGTCTGGCGTGCACCAGTCAAACTCGTACTGGTGGACAATCTTTGGCCAGCTTGCCGGGTCGTCGCCCCACTCGTCCTTGTAGGAGTCGCGGGTCATCGAGTAAATCACGTAGCAAAAGCGTGCGTCGGCCTTGTCCTGGCGCTTGGCATACAGGTCAAAAAACACCGAGCTGTCGGCATCAAAAATGGGCTCGATGCGGATGCGCTGCCGTTCGTTTTCCTCGTCCTCTTCGTCTTCGTACTCGGTGCGCAGGCGCCAGGCACCAAAGCCACCGCCGACTGCTTCCTCGAATGCGTTGTCGTAAGCCTCGTCGGCCACGCTGTCCTGCTCGTCTGCGCGGTACAGACCGTCGCAGGTGTCAGCCAGCTTGTCGGATTCCTTCTCGCCGTCCTTGGCGACAAAGTCCACCGTAATGCGGTTGTTGCGGTATTCGTTGATGATCCGAATGATCGCCAGGTGAACTTTATTGACTTCGAACTTCGGTTTGTTCTCGAACTGGTCATTCAACGGGCCTTCCCACTGCGCACCAGCCAGAGAATAGAAACGACGATCCTGCAAGCACTGCAGACGTTCGTCTCGCAGCGCCGATTGGATCGTATCGAAATCACCAAGCGCGTCAGCGTGGATATTTGCTAGGCGCTGCTCTTTAGAAATGCGTGCCATAATTTGCCCTCATTTTCAACATTATTCACCATCTATTGACGCTCGGCAATGGTGTGACGGTGACTTCCTTTTTCGGTGCAGCCCTGCGAACGCCCTCGCATGCGTATCGTAACGCATCAATCACGTGGTTTTTCTTGTCCTCAAGGATCGGCAAAACTCGCCCAGTCATTGGATCGGTTTTGTAGCTGTAGAGCGTGAGCTCGTCAATCGTGTGCACGCAGCGCGGATGCACCACGATGTCGTAGGACTTCAGCCACTCGACACCATCTTCGACCGACTTCGGACCTTTGACGGCCGCCATGATCTTGGGGAATCCGTGCTTTTTCATGTGGCTGACGGTCTCCGGCCTGGCTGAGTCAGCCACCATTGGCCACTTCTCTGCCTCGGGCACGGTCATGAACAGGTCAGGCGTGTCGATGATCTCGCAGCCGATCATGTAAGCCTCGTAGTCGATGTAGAGCGTGCGGCCAATGATGTGGCAGCGGATCAACACCGTCGGGTCTGAGGCAAAGCCCCAGTCAGCGCCAAGCCTGTGAAGCGCATCAGCTGGCGCGTCAAACTCCTCGATGCGCCAGTTTCTGAACACTCGGCTGGAGCTGTTTTGCAAGTACTTACCCATCCAGACGTGCGCGTACTTGTCCGGGTCGCGCCGCTTGTCGTACTCCATCTCATCGCGCAGCACGTCAGGAAACCAAGGGTTATCCATGTAGTTGACCTCGGTCACCACAGCGCCTGGTGGCGGATTCGGTCCGCGCAGCAGGTGATCGACCGGGTCGGATGCGTTGGCCGGGTTCCACGTGAACCACAGCTCCGAGTCTGTCTTTCGGATGGTCGGACGCAGTAAGTCTAGGCTGCGCTGGCTCAGGCTTTGCGCCTCTTCCACCCAAGCGCAATCGTAGCCCTCAAGCGATTTGATCGAGTCGGCCGTGTGGTTTTGCATGCCTTGGAAGATGATCAGGCCGTCACCTTTTCTGGACTTGATCTGCGCTTCCTGCACCTCAAAGTAAGCGCCAGCGCCCATCTCCTCGATCTTGAGCTCAAGCAGTCGCTTGACTGACTGAGCCAGTGACTTTTGCACCTCGCGCACGCAAACGCTGCGCCGCTTTTGGTCCATGATGTGCGCCTCGATCATCATCTCAGCGAACTGGTGCGACTTGCCAGAGCCTCGCCCACCGTGAGCGCCCTTGTAGCGGGCAGGCTGCAAATGCGGCAGCGCCCACTCTGGGGTTTCAATTTTCAGCGTTGTCTTTGCCACGAATTACCACTCGCTCGATCTTTGCAAACTCTAATGGCGCACCGTCGGCACCTGTGAGCTCGTGCTGCTGCGTTTCCTTCCAGCGCATCTGGGTCTTTGACCACCAGATAGCTGCGGTCGTGTCGCCAGCCATGGCCTTTTGAAACAGGGTTTTCCCTACCTGACTGTTTGCCTTGGCCTTGCCTGAGATCAGCTCCTGGGCAAAGTGCTTGCGCAGCGTGTCGGTGTCAATGCCATCGCGCACCAGCACAGCAATCTGCTCGATTGGCAATCCATATCCAGACATGGCCTCGACCTGTTTGCGCTCGTGTTCTGTAGGCTCAAATGACTTGCGGCCAGCGTTTTCACGAGCACCGCCGTGACCGGTCCGCTTTTTTACTACCGATTTTTCAAGTTTTGGCTTTGTCGTTGCCATTGTTAACCTCCGCGAAAGGTTGCTTTCCAACCATACAGGCAAGGCTCGTGTTTCCACTGATAGTCTTGCCTTCCCATAACCATGCTGGACTTCTTCCAGATCAAGCACTGCCGAACAGTCCAGCCAGCGTCTTTTGCTGCGCCTCGGAAATTGTAGCCTTCGGAATCAGCATGCCAGATGTAGAACACCGCGCCTGGCTTCATGACTGTGTCGGCTGCCGTGTAGGCATCGCGCAGAAACTGACGGAACTTGTCATCTTCCCACCCTTTCCTCGTGCTCTCTTATTCTTTCGTTAATTCCTTTTAACGTTTCCTCTAGCTCTGGCTTAGACCATTTCCAATCCTGTCTTTTGCTTTCCTCAATTAGTTCTTTCACATAGTCCTCACCGTAGAACATTACCATGTGTTTATAGTAATCATACGCAACCGAAGACTTGCCAAACTTTCCCATTGCTGCGTTACAGTAAGCGCATTGCGGCCAGATGTTTTCCTCTCTTAGCTTCGTTGGGCTTTTGCTTCGCTCGATAAAATGACCGCCTTGCATACCATCCAGAAAATGCTTTGTAGTTCCACAGGTAACACAAGATACAAATCCGTTATCGTCTGAATGTTCTAACCGCCTTAGCAGTTGCAGCCTTTCTGCCACCTTGTTTGACAATGCTCTGGCATCTAGTGTTTTCTTTTTCCTTTTCATCTTTGCTCTAGCTCCTCCATGATTCTCTCGCGCTCCTTGTGACTGATTGTGATCTGCTTTCCTAGCCTCCTGCTGAATACTTTCCAAATCTCGAATTCTCCGGTATGCCAATTAACTTCGTAGCTTACCGTTACCAGCTCAGGTTTTCCGTTTCGTTTCAGCGCTGTCTCGTAGTCCATCCGTGTAACTCCGGTAATTGTCGTTAAATTTGTACTCCCACCATTCTCTCCATGTGTACCTGATTTTCTTTCCGTTCTCATTCGGTATTGGAAACGGTATTCTTTCTGATTGAATGCGCCACACGTATCGGGCAGCGCATAGCTTTAAGTGCTCATAATCAGTTGCCGTAATTTTTAAACTCCCTTCTATTGTTCGCGTTCTTACTTCTCCATGCTTCCATTTTTACGTGTAGCCAGTTCAATTGGTGTCGGTAGTACGCCTCATTGAGTATCGCCTCTTGATATTCCGCAAGGTACTGCTGCCACTCATCTGACGCTCTAGCCTTGGTTTCTGCTCCTGCATCGCTCTTGACGTTTTGTTTCAGCTTAAGAGCCGCTAGAACGGTTTTCCTGTTTTCTTCCTCGTATGCTTTCAGCGCTTGGGCCTTTGCCAGTTCATCCCCAACTTGCCTAATCCAATGCAGGCACTCTTCCGGCATTTTTGCGAACGTGTCTGGTGCTTTTAGCATTCCTATATGCCTCCTCCCTTACTATTCTTAGCCATTGCTCACAGTCAAAATATAACGCTATACGCGGCCCACCGCTTACCCACTCTAATGCTGTGGTTATTGTTCCTATTTGCTGTTCGCCTTTGTCTGTAATTTCTAACAGCCTTATTTTCTGGCCTGGGGACATCGTTAGTTTAAGTGACATTTACTCTCCTTTTAATTTTCCATCCAATATTAATTCCCTAAGTGCCTCATAAATACAACAAAGATCATCCCAAAGCAAAGGCGTTTCAAATTCGTTTAGATTGCTTCCGCTAAATTTATCAATCTGCAAAGCTGTTACTGTGTAGTCTTCAAATTCTTTTTTTAGTGAGCCTGGTAGTGTTTCAGGAATGTATGTTTTGTCTATTTCATCAATTCTATAAAACTCTTTCATTTGATCTATGATTTCCATTTTAGTCTCCTTTAGATCATAGCTCTGGGTGTTAGCTCTTGGGGTTTGATTAACCATTGGGGGTTAGTTCCCTTTTAGTTTATCCGTTTATTTCCCTTTTATGTACTTTTTCATTATATTTACTAGCATTACTTTTTCGTTTTCGTCCAATGCCCTAAACAGTCTCATGACTTCTATCTCAAGTTCTATCCTTGCTTTTGTGCTTACATAGCCAGTCAATGTCTCTAAATCTATATTCAACGATAATGATATTCTATTTATTTTATCAAAGGAGGGGTTTTTTATTTTACCGTTTTCTAGCTCCCAGATATAACTTTTCCCGCACCCCACCCGTTTTGCTAGTTCTTCTAGCGTTAAATTTGCCTTTTTTCTTTCCTGCCTTATTGCGTTCCCAATCATTTTGCTATCCTTTTAGTTTATCCCTCAGTTCTTGTATCTTTGCTTTTGCTATTTCCCTCTGCTCTTCCGTGATCTGGTTTTCTAGTTTTTTTAAATCACCTCCCTTGTGTTCTATTCTGAGTCTATTCTTTTCCTCGCATGTAATCCAGCCTTTTGACTCTGCTTCCTCAAGGGCGTGATTGTCGTTTGACTCTCTCACAAATGCGTTTTCGTGATTGCTTCGTGAAAGATAAAATACTGGCTTATTGTTATTATTGATTAATGTTTTGTAAGTTTCGATGAATGCCATCCTTGCTGCTATAAAGTCACCTCTGTCAAGAGAGTCTTGGCAGGCTGACATGGCTTGAAGCATTTCTTGAGAAAGGTAGGCAGATTCATCCTCTGATTTTGGGATAGCGTTCCAAGCTGCCTCAGGTGATGGGTGTTCTGATTTAAAACATGAGAATACTTTATCAGGGGTGAGTCGTCCTGTCGTTGTTTTAATTGCCAGCGTAATGGCCTCGATAATTTCATGACTTGATCTGTCACCAATAACGTCAGCCCATATCATTGACTGAATAGAATTGAGCGCTTCTCCGTTTCGCATTTTTAAACATTCTGATAAGTAACCTTTTACGTCAGCTTCCATGCTTTGATCTCCTATCTGGCCATTGCCGACTTTATATCCTTGAATTTACCGTAAGCCTCAGACTTTGGCTGCGTTTGCCCTAAACCCTTGCACCAATAGTCATTTCTTAAAATCACCTTGCACAACCTTCTCCATGATGGAGCCCAGCATTTTGCCTCAAGAGAATATGGAGCCTCTTGAGGTATTTTTTCGTAACCCCTGTCGCGCCAAGTGTTTATGAATTTTTTAAATCTTTTAACATAATGATCCCTTGTCTTTTCTGGCATAGTAGCCAGGAGCAAGTTGCAAAATGACTCCCAGGTGTGTCCTTCTGGTTTCGTTATCTTATGCTGCCCTGTCATTGAGCCTTTTTCTTTTATGTAAAGAGAACCGCTATTAACTCCATTCACTCTAGCAACCAATTTGTACCAAGTGTCAGGCTCAAGTATATGATAAAGCCATAATCCCTGCTTTTGGTCATCCCCGTAGGGTTGGCAAAGTCTTTGCTGGCTGATCTTAACGCCTGCCATCGTCATTTTATCGTATATTTCATTGTGGCACTTATCTGGAAACTTTGAATGGTACGTCCATATATCCTCTGTTCTCCAATCATAAATAGGGTAAATATTGAAAAGCCCTTTTGACACTTTAGTTGTCCATTTCCAGTCATTTTTCATCAATCCTTCTTTTTTTGAAACAATAGCCCTGTACCGATGAAGAGATTCATCAGAGCGTATCCCAATGAATGCGCCAGTAGTTTTTCCTTGCGAGTACCACTCGCCAAAAATAACCATAAGCTCTTCAAATTCCATTTTAGGGATATAAAAATCATATTGAGATAAATCTGATGCGTATTTTGGTTTTTCCCTGACCCAATCTTGTTTTTTTTCTTCATCCCAGCAAACCCACCTTGGTTCATAGTTGCTTACAGCGTTCCTAAGCATTAACTCACCACAAAACCAATGAAGATCAATGTTATCCCTGTATAGATCAACCATTTCCTCCAGGTGCTTAACGGTGTCTTGGTACTGTGCCTCAAGATCAATTATTAGCAAGCCAACCTTTCTACCCCTTTTCCTTGCTTCCTCCATCACAAGGTGAGTCATTACAGTGCTGTCCTTTCCTCCTGAAAATGAAATATAAAGTTTCTCAAACTCGTCAAAAGATTTTTCAATCCTTTTTTTTGCTGCCTGCAAAACGTTTTCATCCTGATAAACTTTCATCCCTTAAATCTCCCTTAGTATATTTCCACTTGCCTTCCGTAAAGGATTGCTTCTTCGTAAGTAACTTTTTCCATTCCGTTACTCTCAAGCCATTTATTCAAATACTCCCAAGCTAATAGGTTTGCTTCAATTTGTTCTCTTTCTGTTAAAAGTTGGAATCCAGAACAAAACTTACTTGGTATATTATATTTATAAGCTAAGCACGCTTGACCTAACCAGGCAACTCTATTCATTGACTTGTTAGTCAAGTAGTGCTCGCATGAGTGCTTCCATTCTGAAGTAACTTTTTCCAAGCATTCTCTAAATAAATCCAGGTCAGCCAATAACTCAGCATACTTCTTTTTGCACTCTTCAGCCTTCATGCCTTCTTTCGTTGACTCATAAAACCCGTAGTCTTTGCATTCCCATTTGTCAAATGTGTGGAAAATCCTATTCTCGTCGCTAGTGTTTGGGGTTTTATTTTCGTTAACGTAATCATCAAATTCATCTGATATTGGCGTGAAATCAGATTGAGAATCTTTTGACACCCAGCTTTTTGAAAAGTCTCTATCTGAAAACAAAGACTCCAAACCAGTTATCTGACACAACCTTAAAACTTCATCCTCATCCATTCCTAACTCTCGAGCAATGCGTGAGTTTTTCCAATTTCTATTTTTTAGCTCAGTAACAATATCACTCATGGCTGTTACGTTGTGCTTACCCCTGGCCCTGTTGTGTCGAATTGTTGAGGCCATTCTGTCATTTCTTGACGTGCAAGTGTTATTGGCGGTAACTACAGGTATATAGCCCTTCACCCTGGCTCTCACCTGCGCATCTTCCTTGCAAACTCTTGTCCTGTGGAAGCCGTCAATGACCTCTCTTGTTTTTCCTGAGTCCCAAGTGACAACTGGCTGAGTATAACCATCATTGTTTATTGAGTGGCTTAACAACTTCATCTCGGGAGGTGCTACGCTGTTAGGGTTGTAATCATTGGCGTTAACGTCATCGCTCTTCACCCATATAACGCAATCAACAGGCTCATTTTTAAATGGGCTTACTTCGTGAAGTGTTTTTTTAATTGAGTTTATTTTCTCAATTAGCTCATCTTCGTTCTTAATTGATAGTAAATAATCCTTGATCTGATTTTCCATTTTTATCTCTCCTAGTGTTGTGATTCCCTGTTATCCTCTTGTGCTGCGTACTTCCTTCTCATTGCCTCGATAGGGTTTATCCAGTTCGGGTCTTTCATGTCCTCGATTAGTTGCTGCATGTCGTTGTGTTCTTGTTGCTTAAGATCAATCTCATCTAAGTATTTTAAATAATTATCTTTTGCAAAAAGTGTTTGGGGCCGTAGAAACTTTTTCATTTTGTCGCTTGTCCACTCGGACACTTTATAGTCAATAACTCTCTTTAGTAAATACTCATCTGCTTTATCTTGTTTAATTCGTGCTCTTATCAGTTTGCTATGAGCCTCACCCTGTTTGAATCTCCTCCCTGTTGTTTCGTTTAAATATTCAACAACACGAAAAGCGACTGCATCGGGTGAATTATCATCAATTGAGTATGATGGTTTATCAAAGTATTCAGGCGTTAAATGTTGATCATTAGAAAGAACATCGTGAGCCTCTGGCGAACAGAATTCGTTTAGTGTTTCTTTTACTGTTTTACTTACAGTTTTACTTACTGTTTTGAGTAAAGATTTTTTACTACCTGAGTAAAGATTTTTTACTAGTGGTGGTAAAGATTTTTTACTACCTGAGTAAAGATTTTTTACTAGTAAGAATTCTTTACTAGTAAAGTTACTTAACTGGTTTTCTGTATGTATTATGTACGTAGTTGATTGATTAATAGCCTTTGATTTTGTTATTGCGCCAAGCCTTTCTAGCTCTAATAGGGCTGCTGTTATTGATGGCCTGCTGCATAATAGACGCTTCTCAAGACGGCTGATAGATGGGTTACATTGCTTAGTGGTTGCGTTTAGGTGGCTGCAAAGCTCAATTAATAAACGGCTATGTAGTGGCTTGAGGGGCTGATTAAGCGCCCATTGGATGGCTTCAAAACTCATACAAATACCCTTAAGTTAGGCTCTGGTGGAAGTCGCCGAGAACGGAAACGGACACACAGAGCTGTGCAAGATTGCGGCGAACAGAGCCTAACTTAAAGATACTTGGGATAGGACTCCGTTTCCTTTTCTTTATTTTCCAGCTTCCACACTGGTTGCGGGCCTTCCACCTGCTTGCTCTAGTCGACTAGAGTTGAGGAATACAGCGCTTCCTCTGTCACGGCTTCGGGTAACTCCCAAAGCTTGACGCGCAGTATTATTATAATTTTGGTAGGGTTATAAATCAATATCCTCATTTTTTACTACTAAATAATCTTTAAGGCATGGCTCAAACTCATCCATTGGAACTCCACCTTCTGGGTTTAGGCTTTCTCCGTACCATTGCCAGTTATCAACACCTCCACAGTTCAATCTTAAAATTTTCTCTTCACACTTCAATAAATCTTTTAGTCTTTCTTCATCGATTATTCTGTTAACCATTTAATTAGTCCCCTTGACTTTTTCCGTTTTACATAAATACATATTTCCAACGTAGGTACACCGCTTGCTTATGCTGGCGTCGTGATACTTCCACTCTTTGTAAACTAACAGAGTGACCAGTATAACTACGAGTATTTGTAAAAGCCTGTCCATGGCGTTAAATTATTCTCCTTATTAATAGTGTTGCCTAAAATAGACAGCTTCAGCATAAGTTTTGAAAACTTCCGGTACTTTATCTCTATCAATACCGTTTTCATTAACAGTAGTTAACATGGTAACTGACTCAACGGACAAACCTTTTTCCCCCTCCACAATTGCGACAACCACGGTTTCTCCAAATCCTTGATGAAAATATGGTTCGGAAATACACATGACAGGCTTTCCGTCGTCTCTATAAAACAGCAATCCTTTCATCTAATTAGTCTCCTTATTAATAGTGTTCCCTAAACCAGACACCCTTACTTGTTTCGCACACGACATCTTTACTTGTAGTATACGGCTTAACCCAGTATTTAACTGTGATCTTATTTTTATCGAAAACAACCCACAGGTTCTCACCCTCTCTATCTTTAAGATCATAAATCTCAATCTGCTTTTTTTTATCTTCCATTAATTAGCCCCCCTAATCGTTATACCCACCACATGCCGGACAGTTGCAATACTTTTCCAGTTTGTCCCAGCAATACCGCGCCCTCTTTATTAGTGTTTCCTCGTCCAACCCTTCCCGCTTGCTCACCTTCTCCTTACCCTCTTTTGAAAGCTCTTTATAGACCTCCGACCACATATTCCGCACCGTTTTAAAGTGATAGAGAATTAGCGGTTGTGTAACGTCTGCCGCCTGTGCGATTCGTAACGTTGAAATGTTGTGGCAACTGGTTTTCACCAGTAGCTTCCCAGCCTCAATCAGAATCCTTTTTTTTGCGCTTAGCTCGTCCATGTTTTCGATCCTTGTTTTGGTATACTATATTTACAAATATCCTGTCGAAATAGTCTGAAAATATGTCTTGAATCAATTCCTCTAAGCCATCGTCTTTTCTTGATTTATCAAACACAGCGCCTATGTATATTTCATCTTTTGCCACTGACACAGAGTTACTGATGTGGCCTCGGATTGACTTCAGAGTTCGCTTTGCCGCATAGGCGTCTACCCTCATGCTGCCTTACTCTTTGTAACGTGTACCAGTCTTGCAGACCAAGATTCCTCAGGGTGATCAAACCAGACCTGAACACCCTCTCCTAGTTTCTCGGCCTGCTTTACCGCGCCTGAATCGGTTTTAGCTCTTAGCATCAAAACCCTTTCTCCGATAACTGCGTAGTAGTATCTTTTGAACATCTTTTGTGCTCCTTGGTTGGTTGTTTTGAGCCTCCTAAGAGGCTCGTAGCAATCGTTAAGGTTAGTAGTTCCAAACCTGATGGCCTTTATATATTAAAGTCCTTATAAATAATGGGTTGATATTTCCAAACTTTATGACTGTAGCGTCTAATGCTGCTGATTTTGACTTTTCCACACACTCCAAAAGAAAATGACTGATAACTTTATTTATCGTTTCTCTGTTCATCTTTGTGCTCCCCGTTGTTGTTGATGTAATTACTATAGTCTTACCTGATAGGCCTATCAAGCTTTATTTTATATCTTTATTAAATTAGCTTGATTGTGGTTTACGTGTCTTAGCACTATATGAACAAAGTTTTTTAAGCTCTAAACTCTTTGTTCTCTGCTTGACGTAAGACCTTACGGCATAGTCAAGAATGTCTATCATAAAGCTATCAGTCTGTGCAGCATGCATAGATAGTATCTTGTGTGTGTGCTCGTACAGTTGCGCTTGCTTCTTATCTGACATCACTGTAAACCCCTTCTGAAATTAATTTAAAGTTTTTGTATTACTGAGTTGATTAAGCTCGTTAGCTATATTAATATAGTTTTATAGTTAAGCGCAACAACAAAGGAAACCAAGGAGGTGTTAATGTACGGATTCGATAACGCGCTAGAACTTCTTCAAGATGCGCTCTGTGACATTGGAGATGATCTTGTAGAAGAGCTAGTGAATGACTTAATGAGCGGGGATACAGCCTGCTCACCCGCCCTTTCCAAGCTGGCAGATGTAATAAGGCATCATGCTTGTGAGAGTGCCGCGGAATATGTTTTGGGAGGTGTTTCTTGAGGGAGCAAGAAGAGTTGGAGCAAAGGAGGTTTGAAAGCATGGCTGTTTACAGAGCGATAAACGCAGTCCACCGCGATTTGTCTAAGGTTGGGATATCCAAAAACGACAGGAACGAATTTGATAAATACAATTTTCGCGGCATTGATGCTGTGTATAATTCAGTTTCTCCAGTTCTTGCAAAGCATGGCCTTTTGATACTGCAAAGGGTTTTAAGCTGTTCAACTACAGAGCGGGTGTCCTCAAAAGGAGGTGCTTTATTTGTTAGCGTTGTTGATGTCGAGTTTGACTTGGTTAGCGCAGAAGATGGGTCAAAGCACACTATAAAAACTTTTGGAGAAGGGATGGACAGAGGCGACAAGAGCATAAATAAGGCTCTTACCTCTGCATACAAATATGCACTATTTCAGTGTTTTTGCATTCCGGTTGATGGGCAAGACCCTGATACTGACTCTCACTCAGTTGAGCAAAAGCCTGAGCTCACCCCTGATTCACCCAGATGGGATGGGGCCGTTCGAGTGTACAAAGAAACTGGAGACATAGACAAGATAAGACAACACGTAATTTTATCACCGCAAAATGAGCTTGAGCTAATTTACCAAGGGAGACAGAAATGAATAACTTAATAGAGTTGCCTAAAGAAAGTGCCTTAGATGTTTTTATGGCTGATAAAGGCTTAGACCCTTACATAGAAATTGTTCGCAAAGAGGTCTCTGGCTTAGTGCCTGACGTTACTTCTCGAAAAGGGCGTGACCATATCGCTTCTATTGCTGCAAAGATAGCAAAGTCAAAAACATACCTGGATGGCGTCGGGAAAGAACTTGTTGCTGAGCTAAAAAGAAAGCCAAAGATCATAGATGCAGAGCGGAAACGGATGCGGGATATTTTAGACGCTTTAAAAGATGATGTCCGCGAGCCTCTCACAAGATGGGAGGAGGAGCAACGGGAAAGAAGGGAAACTATTGAAGCGGAGATTGCTAATATAATTGCGTTTAGGCAGGAATTACCAGACCGATCAGAAGCGGTAAAGAAGATTCTTGACTCTGTAAAGCAGATTGGCGTTGATGAATCTTTTTTTGGTGAGTTCTCCGCTCAGGCTGCTGATGAAATTGGGAGAACAGTTAGAGCACTATCATCTCACTATAACGATTGCCTTAAGCGAGAAGCAGAACAGGAGGAACTTAAAAGATTACGGGCTGAAATGGCTGCCAGGGAAGCAAAGGAAAGGGACGAACGAATAGCTAGAGAGGCAGCAGAACGCGCCAGGCTTGAGGCTGAGGAAGCTGCAAAGGCTTTGGCAGAGAAAGCCAAAGCTGAGCTAGAGCTAGCAAAGCTTGAAGCTGAAAGGCGTGATAGAGAAGCAAAAGAGCGAGAGGCCGAATTGCAAAGGCAGGTTGAGCAGGCGAAATTGGAAAAAGAGGAGCGAGAAAAAGCCGAGAAAGAACGAATGGAGGCAGAGCGTATAAGGCTTGAAAAGGAAGAAGCTGAGCGCAAGGAAGCAGAGAAACTGGCTATTGAGCAACAGAAATTGAAGGATTCTCTTAAACAAGAGCGTGAACGCGAAGCTCTGCAGGCTTTAAGTGAGGTCACTCATGAGTTCATGGAGGTTTTTAACGCTATCAAAAACGGGAACATTCCACACATTACTTTAGAGGCATAAAGATGAAAATAGGCGTTAGTTTGAAGATCGATGTAACGAAAATTGACAAAATGAGGCTATACCACAGCCAGAATACTGGCGCAAAGTTTCTTGATGCTACTGTGTTTATTGACATAGACAACCCAGACGACTTCGGACAGCACGGCCCTATTACCCAGAACGTGACAAAAGAGGAAAGGCAGCAAAAGGTTAAGGGGCCGATTTTAGGTAACTGTAAAGTTTTCTGGCGTGATGATGGCCAGAAATCAGAACAGAATCCAGCTAAACAGACCTTACCGAAACAGGTTATGCAGGCTGCACCATTTGACGATGACATACCTTTTTGAATGACTAACAGCCAAGGAGGGCAAAATGGGAGAGATAGGGAAAACGATAGACTTAGGAATGATAGCAAGCAAGCATGGAAAGATGCTTAACGAATACAGACACGCAAAAGCTGAGGCGCTTAACAAGTACGGCAAGCTTACCCCTGAAGAAGAGGCCAGGTTTAAAAAATGCTTTGAAAATGAATATAAATTTGAAAAGGAGTGCAGAGAAAATGGATGATGCAATCATGTATGACAATCTTTTACTCATGAAGTTTGTTGAATTGATGTTGGCGGAAGTAGTCAAACAAGGGCTTACAGACGAGCAAGCTGAGCAGGCTGCTTATGATGCTTGGACTAGATTGGGGGCTGAGTATGGAGATTCAGATTCTGAAACAGTACAAAACAACACAACAAGCTGTTGTGAGAACGTTTATTACATCTAAGAGGGCCGTTAAGAAATGGGGCGATTGCTGGCGTTGGGAGGATGGCTCGCCCTGCCCTTCTAAAATCGAACTCAGGATAAGGGAACAGGAGGAAAAGTCATGGATGAGCTAAGAGAGCAGTTTAGGAAAATGTTTACAGCAGGGAAAGAAAAACAGGACATCAAGCAGCGGGTAGAAAAGATGGGAGGCGAGCTATCAAAAGCAGAGCTGGAAGCTCTTGATTATGAAGAATCTGCATGGCTGGAAGCGGAAGCAAGGGCAAGGACTAACGGAAGCTACAAGGAGTTTTGAAGATGAGTAATAACATTTGGGAAAGTTTGTCATCACGTTTTTTACCGAAGGACCCTAAGCAGCTGATGATCAGCACCGGAGACTGCATTGTTAACCAAGTGTGGGTTTGGATGTTTTTTTTAATAAACCCTACCCTCACGCAATTTTGTGTCTGTTCTGGAATAAGCGTTGCGGTTGCTGGGTATAGCTTCATCATCCCCTCTTTCGGTCATGATGCCGCGAAAACCAGACACTGGCTAGACGTAACTGTCCTGTCATGCGTCATATTGATTTCAATATACATGAGCGTTGCAGGTTTAAACATAAGCAACAATTTACAGGCAATGTACGCTCTGGAAAACGGAGGCGCAGACATTATGTCTGCTGCTGCTTTTAGCACTGGTGTTGTAAGGATAGCTGGCGAGACCGTGATGTTTTGGATGTTCATGTCGTTCGGACTGATGGTGTCAATCCTGAACGGATACTACCCGTTTTTGTCATCACGAGTCGAGGCGCTGCAGGGAAAATAACGCCCCCCCAAAGTGGTTCCAAGGCCCGTAATTCGGGACTTGGAACCACTTCTAGCAATGATCAGTTTTTTGAGGAAATCTACCTGGAACTGGTCAATTCAGGGGGGAGAAAATCAGCAAACAGGTTTCACAAAATGGCAAACCGGAACAGGCAGGAATGTTTGAGGTGGTACAAACAGAGGGTGAGAGCATGAAGGGAGTCATAGCGGTTGGTTTTTGGTGCGTTGTTTTGGCGGGGTTAGGCAGCGTGTTATTCGTAGACGGATGCGCTCAGAGCAGGGCAGAGCTGGACAAGTACCGCCCGTGTGCTGTGGCTCCAAACTTGCCAGCTTGTCTGAGCGAGTATGACAGCTCGCGGTTTCCTGAGCCGATTGCTGAGCCAGAAAGTGTTGATTGCAGAAGGGAGGTGTGCGCGTGAAATATTTTTATTACTTGATACTGTTGTATATATTAATTTTATCAACGGTCTTGATGGTTAAACAGGCCCATGCATCACAATCACATTTTCAGCTTGTAATTAAACAGTGTGAGCAGGCCGATGATTTGGTCTACTGCGGCAAGCCAAAGGTGTTCAACACGAGGTATACAGACTGGGCGGTCTGCATGGAAGTTGGTCGAGCGCTGGCGGCTGATATGCCGCTGGCTGAAGGTTATTTTTGGGATATAACTTGCAAATAGTGAACTCAGAAAATGATAGATGGGAATATTTAGATGGATATTAAATTGAAAACACGCAAAGAAATGGAAAGAGACATACCACGCAATGAATTGGGGTGGTGGTATGACGTATGCCCAAACAGGGTCATAAGAAATGTTAGGCAAGCAACAATTGATGACATGAGCGGTATAGTTTTTAACACTGATTATTTAGATAATTTGAAAACTATTAATAAATTACCAGACCCAAATGGTTATTTTATTGAAGATATGGAAGGTGGTAGCCTGATAAATAAGAAGGCAGTTAAGTATATAATTCAACACGATTTTTGACCAAATGAGCCAGAAAAAAGAACGATTCATGACGGTTAAGTTGCCAGCTGACATCGATGACGCGCTTCGCCAAGTGGCTGACATACAAACCCGCACCTTGTCTGCGCAGATCCTGCACTACATTAAGCAAGGCCTGCAAAAAGATGCCGCTTCAACACAAGGAGAAAAGAAATGAAAACCATGCACATGATCATTGCCGGAGCATTTGTTTTGGTGGCTTTTGGTATCGTTGGCCAGGCCGACTACGAGGAGGCCGAGCGCCAGCACGACGAATACTGCGAGATGGTCAAACTGTGGAAGCAGACAAAAGGTGAAGCTGGTTGGCCTGCTTTCCGGGCTGGCGAAGTGAGCTGCGAATGAGCTGCCACGGAGATTGCCGCCAAGGCCGCGACTGCAACTGTGGTGGCTGGCACGTGTACCCTGTGGATGACCTGCGAGACCACCAGCTCAATGGCAAATGCTGGTGCAAGCCAACGCTTGATAATGAGGGATCAGAGCCAATCTGGATTCACAACAGCATGGACGGCCGCGAGGCATTTGAGACTGGCGAGCGCCTACCATCATAACTTTGATAGAATCAAAAAGCTGGCGCAAGGTGTTGGCGACCTTGTTTTATTCACTAGATCTTGTGTTAAATCCTGCCTTATGGAAGCCAGCAAAATAAATCAGTTGTATTCCCAGATCACATGATTCGGCAGGTTTTCGCCACCAATGCCAAGGTGCAAGAACGTCTTGGCAATGCCTATCCTGGTGATGCCATTGGCTAGAGCAATCGTCACCAGCTTGTAGCGGTCTGATCCATTGTTGCAGGCGATGTCCGCGCACATGCCTTGCGTGTGCTCACCATCAGAGCGCTGCTTGCGAGCCTCCACGGGATGCGTCGGGTGACGGTATCCACTGGTGACGGTCATGGGCTTGCCGTACACATCGCGGATCTTTTGCAGCACCATCATGAACTCGTGCTGCATCTCGTTGAGCCCGGTATGCTTGCAATCAAACTCTGCTTTACTGAAGTTGGCGTATCGATCCCACTGAGCTGCACTCATTTGCTGACCCCTTTGAACTTTTCAAACGTGCGCAGGCCGCCAAGGCCAAGCATGCCAAACAGCACCGTCATGAGTGCGTCCATCTCGAACTTCGGCAGATCAGGCACTGGGTGGCCAGTGGAGACCAGGACAAACACCAGCAAAGGCTGAATCACAAAGTGGTAAGCAAACGCGCTGCCGCAAGTCCAACCAATGAATGGGCGCCAGCCACCCTTGAAAACCGACGTAGAGGCCGCTTCAGCCTTGTTGACATCGATCTGAGCCATGGCCAGCTCGTGCGCCTGCTTTTCAGCCATGGTGGCAATCTCGTGCGCCAGCTTAGCCTTCTCGCCAGCGTCAGGTATGAACTTGTCCAGTAGAGCGCTGACGGGTCCAATAAGTGCCTGCAGCATAATGCTCTCCTTTTATGGTTTCGGAGCCAGTCCGAGCTTGAATTGGATACCAACCACGACTAAACCAAGAACGATGATCAAGGCAGCCCAGACGCCTTTCTTGGCCACATCCATTCGGATGTCACGCCAGAATTGCTCCTGAGCCTCGGCAGCCTTGATCAGGCTCTCGTGGTAATTCCGATGGCCAGCATGATCGACCGTGCCATCATCGTTGCGAGGAAACGCGCTATTGATCTGGCGAAGCTCGGCAAGGATCTCATCGAATCGTTTGTCAAGGTGGGCATTGTCGCTTTGCGATAGGTTGCGCGTTTCATCAGACACAGCTCAGTCTCCAAACTATTACAGGCCTTCGCCAGGGGTGATGTAGAGTGTGGTGGCAGAGGCCGCATAGCCTGAGAAGTAAGACCCAACAGGAAAACGTAAAATCTCAACAGCACCTGGCACCAAAGGAACGCCTGCCGCCGGGTTGCCTGCTGTGGCTGCCACGGCATTTGCTTGAGCAAGTGCAGCTGATGGGCCTACGCCAAGAAACACAGTCTCGCTGCCGCTGTTGATGATGCGAACTTGACCAGTTGCTTGTGCATCAAACCTGGCATCGACTGGAGCTTGAACGCCAGCAGGTGCTGTACCAGCGGCAGCAACGACGACGGTCTTGCCTTGCGGGTTAAATGCAATTTGACTGTTGGTAGCCATGTCAGACTCCTTTTGAAATTAACTGATATGCGTTAATGATTTCTGGTGTATGGACAAGAGTGCAAATCGCAGCAACTCTTGACTCTTCATCTTTGAAGTTAGATCCAGGTTCGATAACTTTTCTTTCGTAAGAAAAAGCAAGTTCGTTTCCATCTTCAATGATTGAATTTCTTACCCGAACGCAAACGCATCCGTTTTCAAGAACTTCAATCTTGTCTACTTTTCTTGATTTTGTGATCCCCATTTTCACTGCGCCTTGTAAACAACTGAATAAATGATTGACGCTGCCGTGTCCAATGGGATGGAGCTTATAGAGCCGCCACCAACCGGATACTGGATGCCATCAAGTCTGTTGGTGTTGTTTCCGATGTAAAAACTTGGGATATTGTTTGCTGTCAAAGTTAAGTTATTGACGTAACTTATGCTCGCCGCACTAACAACATTTGACTGATTGAGAGCCAAGAATGGCAAGTCGGTGAGTCGCAAATTGCCTGTTCCTGTATGTGCGCTCCATGAGAGGAAAACCTGTACATGCACAAGATCTCCAATCTTTGTATAGCGGCCAACCTGAATGCTATACGTGCCCGTTCCTGCAGACGTAGAACCGCTGACAGTTGGAGTAAACGAACCCTCTTCATAGTCATCAAGCAGATTACTGGACGGCGTTCCGGTACCAGATGAAACGGCAGAGAAGTCTATGCCTTTCCCAGCAGTTGCAAAAATAAGATTTCCATCTTGAATGGTTTGGTCACTAGACCGTGTATTGGAGTTGACGATTGCTTTGAGCATGATTACCTCACGATGTCATGTGCCAAATAGCGCTGCTGAATACATACGTCACAGCCTCATTGCTGTTCAGTGTGAAATCTACAGCACCCCG